TTCTTCTTTGCAAAAGTTTTAACATTGGTAGGTTTACCACCTACACCTTGCTTGACTGCTCTTTTTCTTTGAACAGCAGATTTCTTCTGCCCAGCTGTCATACGTTTTGCCTTGGCCAGCGGAACGCACTTGGGATACTTTCTTTTAGAACCCTTGGCAGATTTTCTACCACAGGGTTGAAACTTACCATCTTTCTTGGGAGCGCCTATGTCTACCCATTTTTCGTCTACCCACTTTCTAAGACCACCTCCTGTTTTCTTTGCNGTTGCCTTCTTCTTTTTCTTCTTACCACCGGGGGTAACTTTACCAGAACAAACAGCAGAGGCATACATATTAGCGTAAGCTGANGGNTANACATCAAACTTACGCTTGGCAGCTGCTTTACCTCTGGGACAGAGNTTACCCATTACGTTTTCCTTTTGTTTTTCTNAGCGCAGCAAAGTCAGCTTTTGTAATTTTACCGTAAGGGGGAGCTTTATCTAATTTTTTTCTGTTACCTTTTAATTGTTTTGCTGTGCTTGATCTATTGATAGCCATCTAAACAACTCCTAATCGTGGGGTGATAAACAGGCTAACACGTTCTTTATCTGCTTCCATTGCATTCTCAAGTAGTTTTTCGTAGTTAGCCTGTAGCATAGTAACACGTTCTGAGGGAACATTTGGTCTTTTAAAACTAAGATAGTAGGCCAGACCTGCTGTAAGGCAAGGAAGAAATCTGAAAGGTACATCTGCATTTTCTAGTGCACTCTTATTAACGTCTTTAAGACGCTTCATTCTGTAATGTCTAAAAGTGTAGGTATCTGTGGAGTCAGGCACCGGAAAGAAGTATGCCTTCATTGCATCTCTGCCCTTGAGCGTGGCAAACTGTGTAGGTCTTCCTGATGTTGTTTTATCTGTGATAGCCTCATATTCTTCGTAGGCAATTCGGGTCAACTGAAAGTCGTTAGAGTTAGATGATCTTCTGACATACCCGTTGAGAACATCCACTGTGTCACTATCTAGTGTATACTCTGCTGTATTTGTACTAAGTGTAGTAGATGCAAGGTCTGTACCCCAGAGAAGAACACCTCTGTTCTGCCAGTCAGTGAGAAGAAGATTAAGAGAACGTCTGGCAGAGATACCGTCATTACCTAGTTCTGGTTCTCCACCTATCATGGCAAATGCTTCTTCTATTACCTCGTCTATAAAAAAGGTAGTATCAAAGTTTGATGTAGTTGCAACTGCCATATCAGTTCCTTACCTGTTACGCATCCACGCTGGTTTATCAGCAGATACACTGAGAGAGCCACCTACGGCATATTTAAGAGGGCCACCTTTTTTAACTTCAACTCTAAGACCAGTGGTATAACTACCTTCATCGTGAATATCAGGTTTATCAGGTTTCTCTTTAGGTCTTGGAGCAATCTTCTTCTTCTTCTTTTTATCTGACATTATTCATCTTCCTCTATCTTGGCTCTGTCACCTTTGAGTAAAGGTTTGGAGCGTTTACTTATAAGAGTGTCTAACTTTGAATCCATTCTTTGTATCATAATTTCTAGTCTGGTAGTTTTATCGATTAGGTCTACAATAATACTATCCTGTTTTTTAAGACTGGCTATTACGTCCTTTAATAGAAAGTGAAGAAGCTTCCACGCAGCAACGCCAGCCCCTACGCATCCTACAATGGCTAGACCATAATCTGATATTGCTTGCATCAAATTCATGTCCATGTTTTATGTACTCACTCTTCTGTAGCATTTACACAATCACAGGTTTCAGCAGTGCAGGGTTCAGAGCAAGAACAGTTTTCACACTTTTCATGCCCACAGTTAGGATTCTTACATTCTTTATTAGACAACAGTTGGTCCTTTTCTAGCTGCGCCATAGCCTTGTCCTGTGGCTCTACCTACAATTTCATTTAACTTTTTAGTATCTACCGGAGGATTTTTGTCTTCCACCGTGTAGTCTTTTTCTTTTTCCATTGGTTTACTTTTCATCTAATTGCTCCCTTGAACAAGTGTATTAGGTCCTCCAGCAGGACTTGTGTTTGGTTGCATATCATCTTGTCTGCTTCTTCTTGCCCTGTTTCTAAGCCTGTCTACCTCAGTGGTATACTCTTGTTGAAAGTACTGAACAGTGTTAAAGCTTTTCATAAACATAGAAGCTTCTACCATTGTAGCAAAGAAGAGTGCATTTTCACAATTGTCTGTGAAGTAATTAGTTGGGTTATCACTTGTGATAGCAGAGATCTCTGCAATAAACCCAATCTCAGAGTCTATGGTGGCAGAAGGTGTAGGTGCCACACGAATCTGTGTATTGGTTTTAAACCCGTAGTATCTGGGTGTGCCAGTAGATGCAGAGACGGGCCAGTAATCTATAAGATATTCATAGGGCCTAATTTTAAGCTGTGTCTTGGCTCCACCTGCCTCTATGGCAAAGGTCTTGATAATCTCTCCACCAGAGGGTACAGAGACTTCAGCTGTGCCAGCAGAGACTGCTACACTGGAGTAAGATACAAGACCCTGATCATCTAGATCATTCATCATACGGTCTTGCGCTCTCTGCACCATGTCAGGCAGAGCACCTACAAACTCAGGTCCATCATTCTCCGAAGCTGCTATTACTGCACTGACAAGTGTGATATAGTTCATCAGCGTTAGCCATAGTAAATGTATACTTTACCAGCGTTGCTTGCACCCGCCAGAGATACATTACCATTACATCTGACACCATCATCTCCAATGTATACGTTGTCACCTGTGTTAGTTGAAAGAACTGGTTGTTTAATAACAGGTCCTGCACTGTCTCCAATCACCAGTTCAGAGGCAGCGGTGACAGCATAGGTGTATAGTCTAATTCTAGTGTCAGATATGGTGGTGCTTGTAATAGTATCTACAAAGAGACCATTACCTCCTCCACCACTTTCTACCTGCGCTATTCTAAGGGTAGTGCTCATTCAATTATCTCCTAAAAAAATAGGGGAAGACCCATGTAAGATACTTCCCCTATTATAGATCAATGCTTATAGCTTTCCAAGGTAGTGGCTTATCTTTCCACCGCTACAAGAATAAAGTCAATGGTCAAGGTCTTAGCAGCTGCTTCACCATTTTGAATACCAAACGAGATCGTCAGGTCTTCATCATCAGGAGCATTGGTAGTGCCAGTGATCTCACCAACCTGTACATTATCTTGATAAGCGCGGAAGACAGCGCCACCCGTGGCAACATCCAGCGGATCGTACTCAAACGAAAGCGTGACAAACGTGTCATCTTCCATTGCATCCATCTCTACAACGCTCAAGCTAGAACTGTTATCCTTCTCAATAATAAGATCAGGTTTGTATCTGCATCAATTTTAAGGAAGAAGATACCGTCTGTGACATCAAGAGGAGTCGTATCAGTGATCTGAAGACCCATGACAATTTCTGACTGCGTTGCGTCATTGGTTTTAAACCTAGCAGAGAAGAACATTCTCTTACTAGAATCCCACTTGAAAGACTCACCCTTCAGCTGGAAGAAGTCCAGATCATTATCTGCATCATCATTGGTGATCAGGAGTTGACCGCCTGCACCAGAGGTGATTGCCTCAGAGGCATTACCAGAACCAGCTTCAGTGGTGGTGATGGTGTAGATACCAGAGTGATACTCAAAGAAATCATCGAAGTACGTGTAGTACTTTGAAGGGTCTAAATATGGGTAATTAAAAAGGGGATGACCCTTTGTTCTATTAGAAATTCCGTTTGGGAAATGTGTAGGCATATTGAACAGTCCTTTCCTAGACCAGCACCCGAAGTGCCATTCAACTATGTTAAAGAAGAAGAANTAGTGGAGGAGCTTTTTATAGCCCCTCCACCGTAGAATGCTTTAGGCACCCTGCGAACCGAAGAATCCTCTCCAGTCCGAGAAGCCGAAGCTGTAACGCTCTCTGGCCTTGAAACGGAGGTTGCCCGTGTCAAAGTCAGGTTCCATCTTCGTGGCAAGCGGCGCTCTTACAAACATCTTCGTTCCGTTGGGAACGTCAGTCTTGATGAAGAACGCATCCGCATCTTGGAAACGCTTGTTCACAAAGTAACCGTTGGGAATCATCCCTTGGTTAGCAATGGAGTTGATATTGTTATCAGCGGTGTTTGGCTGATACGGACTGTTCAGCACACGGTCTGCCGTGAACTGGTTCCCCGGTGCAACGTGGAGCGATACCGCGTTGGAACCGATGAGAATGCCTCTATCATCCTTAACCGTCTGAATGCTAATCAACGCAGTTTCCAGCGCAGCTTCCGAGAGATCAACCGTACCAGCAGTGCCGATCAGGTTGCTCTGGGAACCATCACCCACCGTGGGGTGACTTGCACTGAACAACGGCTGTCCATCACCGCCCGTGAAGGCCGTGTTGAAACCGTTGTTGAAAACATCAGCAGCTTTGGTCTGCTTGGTGCTGGCCATGGAACGAGCAAGCCCTCTGGCACGTAGCTTGGCAAACGTGTCATACAGGTTGTCTTCCATTGCCTCTTCCGTAACAGCAAAAGCAAGGCTGATGGTTTCGTGCGTGTAGCGAGCCGTGAAGCTCTCCTGTGCATTGTCATACTGGACAGCGGCACCTTCACCTTTGACAGGTGCTTTACCGAAACCAGTGAAGAGAACTTCTTCTTCAAATGCACGGTCAGAGTTCTCTACCTCAAAGAGAACGCTGTATTCATCTGCAACTTCTCCATACTCCATACCGAAAACGGCATTGAGTCCCGGCAGAAGCTGCTTGGCAATACTAGCTCTGTTAATAGCCATTGTTTAAGCTCCTTTCAGGTTACGCGCCAGATGACACACGGGTCAACTGGTGGTGGATAAGTTGAACTTCAGCAATCGGGAAAGCACGCTCCGAAGCGTTATCAATGTCATTGCCGGGTACGTCAACGAAATCAATAATACGGAACATAGCTGCCACACCAGAAGTTCTGGACGCAACATCAAGACCAAACCCTGAACGACCAGTGAAGGTAGAACCTGCACCTCTGGTCACTTCAAAGTTGAACTCCATGATGTCGCCAACAGAAGAACTGGCATCACACTGAATTTCAAACGTAGCGTGGGGATCGTCAGCTACAATCGCGTAGGCATTGCTGGCAGAAGTTCCCGTGGGCCAATGTTTACGGAACTTTGGCTCACCGTCTTCTTCGTAGTAGCACCCCATGAAAACCCCAATGGGGTGATCAGCGGCACCGCTGTCATTACCAACAACAGAAACATAACCTTCTCTTACGTGGACCAGATCACCCGTGAACATGCTACCCGCCGCAGCTGATTTGATGCGGTAGTTTTTCGTCTTCAGAGTGTTGGCACCACCAGAGTACCGACGCGAAGGAGTGAGACCATTAAGGGCTTTTGTAGTAGTCATACTACCATCTCCTTTCCTTTAAAGATGAGTAGAATAAGCAGCAGTTTGTTAGTTTTGAAACTGTGGCATTCTACCCTTGGTTACACTAGATTTGCTATTATTTGAAATGGGCATTCTAGAATCAGAAGCTGCCATCAGTTGCTGATTTACAGCATCCATCATGGCGTTTGCCTTGTCCTGATAATAATCATTTCTGGCCTTTGCCTTACCACGGGGCATCTTGGCAAGAGCGACATCCCCCCGTACAACACAATTTGAATAGCGACCAGCATCTAAAACAGTTGCAGAATGTAACATTTCAGGAACTTCTTCCGGAGTTACAAATACCCAACCTTGGCTCATTTTNTTCCCTACGTTCTTGTAGTCATCTTCACCTTTGAGGGAGATGCGTATCCAACGGAGAACCATGTCTTCATTGGTGAATCTGTCTACAACAGGTTCAGGAATCTCTAGCCAGTTAGGCTCAGTATATGTATATTCTTTCGTTTCAGTTTCCCTAGTTTGAGTTGCTCTACTACTTGTTTTACTCATCTTTAAACGCTCCTTTGTTTCTTTTATTACGCGCTAAATTACCCACTGATAGGTACATATTCACCTGCTGCACGGTCTGCCCGTGCTTTTTCAGCAGCATACTTCTCAAGAGGTATATTCCACTTCTGTGCCATTCTTACGTCTTCTTGAGTAAGCTTGACCTTTTTAGAGGATGAGTTGGTAGGACTGCGCGACTGTCCTGCCACCACCTGTTGAGTAGCTCTTTGAGCAGGGACTTCCTGTGCTACAACCTGTTGGTTGAACTTGTGAGGAAACTCCTGCCTCATTCTTGAATCCACCTCTTGATAAAAATCAGAAGAAGATGGATTATAACCTTCTTCTTTTAACTGAGCGTCAATTGTTAAAGCTGCCACAGTCATAATATTATCTGAACCAAACCAACTATTTTCAGGCTTTT